ATATAAAAGATTGCATTCCCAACCATATGCACCTGCAAAAGTTGTGTTGCCTAAATTGCTTTCAATCCTGTTTGAATCCAATTTACTTAATAAAGTAATTGTTGCAGTTAAAATTGGGATGACCCTGTCAAATGTCATTCCTGTTGCATCAATTGTGCAGCTACCATTGATTTGAAAAGTTGAACCTGTCACTGTGATACTTCCTGACAAATATTTGAATGTTCCTGTATTATAAGTCACAATGCCACTTATAGTCACATTGCCATCAAAGGTCAAATTATTACTTATTGCAAGGGTTCCAGACCATATGCCACCCTTTAAAATAACATGTGTTGACCCTGTTAAGGCTGAAGTCATGGTCACACCATTTGCCTTCATGCTGAATCCATTCATGACTGCCGTATTTGCCACATTTAAAAGCCCGTTTATTTCCCAATCATCAGCAAGGGTTTTTATTCCGTTTGTTGTTATTAAAGCTAAAATCCCAGTCCATATGACACCATTGGAAGTCAATGTTGCATTTCCTGCAACAGTCAATTGTCCTGTTCCTGCCTGTACAAAATTTGCACCCAGTGTCACATTTCCGTTTGCAACAATTGTCTGGCCGTGATTGAAGATTCCTGTATATCCACTTGTTATCAAAAGTGATAAACAGTTTCCGGTTGCAACCATTGTCATTTGTTGATTACCAGTTGAACCTGCACCATCAAAGATGACTGCATCTGAAGATGTTGGTACACTTGCACCACCTGCACCACCTGAAACAGTACCCCAATTTGAAGGACTTGCATTCCATGCTGTACTACCACCACCACCAACCCAATATCTGTCAGCCATATTTTTTTTAATTTCTAAATAAAAATAAAGTCAATGTGACCCTTGTCACTGTTGATGCTGAAACAGCAATAAATTCAAGTTTATCATTAAGTGCAAAGGCAGGTGTTGTCCATCCTGAAACACTTGCTGCATTGGTGACTTGTGAAGACAAGGTTGGCTTATTACCTGCACCAATGATGGAAGTGCCACCAACCTTCACATCAAAGACAATGCTTCCTGAAACATCTGCCTGAACATCCCAACCAGTGACACTTCCTGCAAATGGAATGATTGAAAAACCATATGAAGTGTTTGATGCAAGTATGACTGTTCCCATGCCATCAATTGTCACACCTTTACTGTCAATCTTTAAATTCTGTTCAAGCACAATTGTTTCACCATTATCACTGATAATCATGTCACCTTTATCACCATCACTGAAACCAGCACCTGGTGGTCCTTGTGGACCTGGGACATAAACACCAAGAAGGCACCTGAAATTGCCAATCAATGTGCCTGCACCTTCAACCCAGACAATTGGCATGGTGATATAATTGCCATTGTCAGTTGGATTGCCTGTCAACTTAAACCTTGCATATATGCTTGAATCATCAATGTCCTGCATATAAAGGATGGTGTCAGTTTGTGCAAGCATGAAAAAAGGTTTCCTGTCTGCATTTGTTATGTCCAATCTGTGAATCCAACCAATGGTGGTTGTTGGTGCCGGTTGGGTGTTTGACCTTACTGTTCCTGCTGATGGTGGTGCAGCATGTGTTGTTGAATAATTATATTCAAATAAGCTTGTACTTCCACCTGCTGCACCAGTGGCACCAGTGGCACCTGTTGGACCTTGGATGCCTTGTGGACCTGTTGGACCCTGCACACCTTGTGGACCCTGCACACCTGTTGCACCAATCGGACCTTGTGGACCAATTGGACCTTGTGGACCAACAGGACCGGCAGGACCAAGAACATAAACACCAAGCAAGCATCTTGATGTGCCTGTCAATGAACCTGCACCACCATCTTGAAAGGCAATGTTCATGGTGATATAATTGCCATCATCAACAGGGTCACTTGTCAATAAATACCTTGCAAAAACTGCTGAATTGTCAACATCCTGCACATAAAAAGTGCTGCCTGTTTTTGCAATCATTAAAAAAATCTTCCTGTCTGCATTGCTGATGTCAAGTCTGTGAATCCAAATGATGGTGGATGTTGCAGCAGTGGCAGCATTTGACCGGAAAGTTCCTGCTGATGGTGGTGGTGTTGAATTGGTTGAATAATTGTATTCAAAAAGGCTTGTGCTGCCACCATCTTCACCTTGTTCACCAACATTGCCTTGTGGACCTTGTGGACCTATTTCACCCTGAATGCCTTGTTCACCCTGAATGCCTTGTTCACCTTGTGGTCCAACAGGACCAACAGGACCAATTGGACCTTCAATGCCTTGGATGCCTTGTGGACCTTCAGGACCAATTGGACCTTCAGGACCAGTTTCACCAATCGGTCCAATTGGACCTGGGATGCCAACACCAAGGTCATTGCCGTTTATAAATGCCTTGACAGGTATTTCAACAACACTTGCTTCAACCTTCACCTGTCCATTTTCACTGATGGTTGATTCAATAATGTTGCCTGCTTCAGTGATGGTGACTTCAATCATGTGTTACATCTTTTAAAACAGTGTATTTATCTTTGAACCTTGTTTTCACCATGCCATTGTTATAAGTGATTTGAATGTCATATTTGTACACCTTCACATTTAAGTCACATACATAAGGCAGGACATCAAAAATGCATTCTGTTGCATCCTGAATCAAGATGGTGCCGTCTTCAGTTGACAGTTCCTTCATCAAGGCATCAGTTGTCAAATCCCGTATTTGCATTTTAATGGTTGCATCTTCAAGACCTTGTGAAAAATACGGGTCTTTTAATTGGAACTGAAGATTGTTGGTTGAATCATTCTGCATGACCCTGATATGATAGGGAACAAAATATTCATACACTTTTGGTTCACATGCTTCATTCATAAAATCAATTTTGACTGCACAAATGATTGCGCATTTTTTAAAGAATTATAATCATATAATTCATGATATTGAATTTCATAACAAGGTTCAGTCATGATGAATGATGAACCATTGTCACGGGTTCTGACTGTTCCAGATGGACAAAAATGTTCTTCATTTATCACTTTTGGTTTTGGCAACCATCCAACTGCTTCAACAATCTGTCTTTTTATATTATAATTACAAAAAACATAAGTGTCATTATAATAACCTGCCTGACATTGAAGGACATTCTGTTCAAAGTGTGGTTGTGCAAAGCAATTTCTGCCTGTTGATTTCACATCAATGATTTTTCCAATATAATCAATATCAATTCCACCATCATCACCATGTTTCTTCAAATGCAAATTTGGAAACTTACCAATCAAATCTCTGTGAATAAGAACTTGTGTAACTAATCCATTCACCTGCTGTTCAAACCTTCCATTGTGATGACTTCTTAAACCAAGTGGATATAATCTGACATAATCTGCACAACTATTCCACAATCTTTCACTGACATCAAATTTTATATAGTTCAGCTTAATCATTTTCTTTATTGGTTGATTGACCAATTAAGATAATGACTAAAAATAATATTATTGCAATGCCAAAAACCACAATGAATCAATCAATCAACCAATAATGAACAAAAAGAAACAAACAGTTAATAAAAAGAAAAGAAACTGATTAAATAAGATTAAATACGGTAAAGAATTATTTTTTTTTACTGTTAAGCTTTGAATGAAAAATTTATTGTCTTGCCGGTCATTTCTTTTCCTGTTGAGTCAAAAGGTTTGGCAACAATTTTATAGGCACCAATGGCAGGTGGACCCCAGTTACCATAATTATAATTAACTGAACCATCAGTCCTTAAACTGTCACCCTGCAATGTGAATGGTGTTCCTTTATCATTGCTTGATTTTGGTGTTGGTCCTGTACAAACAAATTCAACACGATTGACATTCTCATTGGTGGTCACCTTCACATTTAATTTATTGCCTGATGTTGCAAGGCTGATTGATGCACCTTCAGCAATGGTCACAACATCTTTTTCAGTTTCAGCATTCACCAAGATGAAAGCCTTGATTGGTTCACTTGTGTCAGGTGGTTCAGGTGGAATCACTTCAACAGGTTTCACATCAATTTTGATTTCATCTGTTGCTGCTGCACCATCAGGACCGGTTGCACTTAATTTAACCACATATGCACCTGCTTTCATGCCACTGATTCTTGATACAAATGTTGTTGCATTGACAGGAAGTTCAAGCACTTGGTCATTGTCAACCATCAAGTTCAATTCATCAGTGACAGGTGGAACAGGTGGAACAATACCACCACCAGTGCCACCAACCATGTCACCAAGTGTTGCAGTGTTATTGCCAACCCTGATGTCATCAAAAAACATGATTTTATATGGCAGTGTTGAACGTGACTGACTTGAATAAAGTCCAAGTTTCCATTTTGGAACCTTATCATGGATGGTTGGTCCATGGTATTCATGAACCTTCACACCATTTTTATAAATTTCAATGAAACCTGTTGCATCAAGCTTGTGATTGATGTGAAAAACAATTTGGTTCCATGCATCAAAAGGATGATTTGCAAAACCTGTTATATTTTCAACACTTCCATCAACCACATTTTTTGCAGTGCTGAAAATATCCCATGTATAAACCTTTCCACCATTTTCAAGTTCAAGAAAACAGATGCCGTTTTTTGTTCTTAACGTCAGTTCATTTCCACCATCTTCAAACCATTGGTTGATGGATGATTTTCTTTCATCTGCACCACCACCATCAGTTGGAAAAAGGAACTTGAATGAATACCAGCTTTCAGGTGTGACCCTTGCATCATCTTCAGCCTTGACAATGGTCACTTCTGTCCTGTATGTGGTTCCCTGAAATAGTGGTTCAGTTTTTATCAGCCTGAACCTTGCACACTTACTTCCTTGATAAAATGGAAATGATAATGCTTCAGCACTACCATTATTTTCAATGGCATGTGTTGTGTTTAAAGTTGGCTTTTCATTTTGATTGACAGGAAAGCATTTCAGACCTTCAAAATCTTCAATGAAAATCAAGCTTCCTGATGTTGTTCTGAATCTTGGCATGGTTGGTTATTTTAAAATTGTTTAATAATTGGTGCCTTTAAAGGTTGGTTTATTTAGGTTGTGGATGTGTTGTGTTTGGTGGCAATGGTTGTGGTGTTATTGCAATCCATGACCAACCAACATCAGGAATATAAACAAACACCCAATAACCTGAATCTGAAGGTGGCAGGTTTATTGGATGACTTGGTGCAGGTGCATTTGGGTCAGTTGGTTGTTCTGGTCCTTCAGGCCATGTGCCGTGAATAGGGTCAAAGCCTGCAATTGGGTGAAAAGGAAATAAAGGAAGTCCAATATCAATGTAAGGTGGTTCAACACCATCAGGTGGTTCAACAGGTGGCACCCCAGGCCATGTTCCATTGGGTGGCACCACAATTGGATGAAAAGGAAACAGTGGAAGGTCATGATTGATTTCAGGTGGTCCACCTGTTATTGGTGGTTTAGGTGGTTTAGTCAATGGCACAATTAAAGCTTTGAATGGTTCCATGATTTTAAATTAAAATTGTTTATAAAATATTTATTATTATTTTTCAATTGTTGAATCAGGTTTTTCTGATTTTTCAATATGGTTGTCAATTCTTTTTTTATCTTTTTTTTTCTTCTTCCATATTATGATGAAAATTATTAATGCAACAACTGCCTTGACCACTTCAACCAAAATGTGCAATTGGCTTTCAGTCAATTTTGCAAGCAGTGTGAAAATATTCATTTCATCTTCTGTTGAATTTCATTCTTATCAAACTTGAATGCTGGTCAAAGGTGGTTGTGATTGTGTTATACATTAAGACCCTTATCAGTGCAGGTTTGTTTTCAATCGTTCCAAGAATAACAGCAGGATAATTTGCAAACTTTCCACTTATGATGCCATTGCTGCACCAACAAATAACCGTTTGAAAATAGGTCAATATTTTATTTGCCTTGCTTTCAGGCAGTTCAAAAACCAACTTATCATTCATCCATAATTTCACAATCCTTTTTGCATAATCAATGACAGGATATAATTCAAAAATTACCTTTCCGGCACTGTCCAATAATTGCAGCTTGTTTGCCATGGTCTTTCCATTATCCCTTGAATGATAATTTCCTTCAAGATTTATCATGCAGTTGAAGGACCACTTGGACATGCTGACAGGGTCAATTGGATAAGACACAATGCATCTTGATTGTGCTGTCCTGAAATACACATGCAAATCAGGTGGTTCTGTTTTACTTAAAAACTTTAAACCTGATTGCACTGAATAACGGTTGTTAGCATTGATATTATAGGAAGCTTCAGGAATCATTGTCCATCCTGCATCACCATCTTTTATTTCACCATATGCAGGAAGTTTTTTCAGTGGAAATATTAAGAAAGGACTGTCTGAAACATTATAAACTTGTGCAGCAAATTCATATTTTTTTACCGTCTGCCATCCTTCAACCCTGATTGAATGGATGCCTGAATGCCATCCTTCATCATTGTGATATATTCTTAAATATTCACCATCCTGCACAAAATTTCCTGAAAATGAGTTGCCTGCCATCATTGGAGCAGGTTTAGGAATGCCTTGTTTGTTGATGGTTTTTGATTCAGTGCCATGTGTATGTAAGGCAACAAGGTCACCATCAAAAATGTGCCATTTATTACACTGTCCTGCACCCCAAAATTCACCATGATAATTGCAGGCAATAAAGCATTGTGGTTTGCCATTTATCATCACTGTAAGGACCACAAATTGACCACCTGGGTAAACAACACCATTTCCAATGTCAAAGGTGTCATTCTTATATTCTCCCCTATAACCGGCATGTGTTGAAGGAAATTCACTGACAACATGTTTTCCTGTTGACATGTCAACAGCAGTCAGATGATATCCTGATGTTGTTCTGTGTGCATTGTACATGAACAATTTACTTCCTGAAGTTTCAAAAATTCGTTTGGACATGTTATTGAATGCACTTCCTGCCGGTAATACTTCAGAATTTACAACCCTTACAAGTGCAGCCCACTTGAAAGTGCCATCAGCATTCACTGTCAAAAATTGCTGCTTGTTAATCCTTGCCATTCCACTTCCTGAAACATCACTATAAATGCAACCATCAGGATAAATTAAAGTATTATATTTATTTGCTGCTGCAACCTGATTCAAAAACCTGATTCCATAATCTGGGTCCAATTCAACCAACATGATTTTATTATATGGAAGTGACTGCATTCTTGCATAAGTCTTTCCACCAAGCACAAATGGCATGTCCAATTTCACATACATGTTGTCCCAGTCATAAGTGACATTATAACCCCAGTTATTAACCAACTTCCATTTCAATGATGTTGGTGATGCAAGGTCACGTTCAAATTCAAGGTATTCAGAAAAAATCCTGTTGTCAACCACTCCAACATGATAAGAAGTGGACAACCACCCAATGCTTTTTTGAAAAGCAAATGACCGGTCAAAAATCTGAATCCTTTGATTGCCACCATCACCAATCAATTGAAGTCCATTGATGTCAGTGGCAAGGAAAGCTTCATATTGCAAACGCCAATCTTCCCAGTAAAATTTGTCATCAAAAACTTTTGGATTGTCCCAGTAATTTATAGGATTGCCTTTGTTGGATTTCAAATTCAATTCACGGTCATAATACCTGATTAAACCATCTGAAGAAGCTGTTGAAATGGTGCCGGTCAATTTATCAAATGAAACATCAAGCATGGTCCAATCCAAATCCATTGACCATGAAGCATCATTTTCAATGGTTCCATCTTCAGCAATCTTTGCACGAATAATTGATTTTTTTGAACAGTAATAAAGGAAGTCATCAACCACAATCATTTTTTTTGGTGCCACTGCACTGACTTCATTAATAAGTTGACCTTGCTTATTATAAACCCTGATTAAATCAGCACTTTGCATGCCCCATGCCAAACCACCAAATGAAGCATATATGCAATGGTCACTGACAGCCAATCCTGTCACGTCTGCAAGGTCACCTTCATATATTATCATTGATGGATAATTCATGCCCAATGAAGGCTGATATGCCTTGCCAAATAAGAAATTCACCTGACTGTTGTCTGATTCCTTACTTGCCCAAATGCCTGCCATGGTCCTGCACCAAATATCCTTTACACAATATGTGGAAAACCATTGTGTGAAACCTGCTTTGTTATATTCCGGTTTTCTATAACCTGCAAACAAATCACCTGCACCAACAACTGCATATAAACCTTTTTTAACTTTGTCATATGTTGCTTCTCCCATTCCTTCACATGCTGCTGCCAGTGTCATTTTCTTATCAATCCACCTTTCAATAAATTCATCAGCATATGATTTCCACCTTCCACCATCAGTGCCACACCAATAAACAATTCCATCTTTAACCACCACATGCAGACCATTCATGCCCCTTTTTGGGTAGATAGGTTTTGATTCACCTGTATTTGTTTTAAGCATTCTGAAACAGGAAGTCTTGCCTTCATTGTAGCCAGTGCAATAAAAATAAGAATCAACACCTGCATCCAAATCTTGTGCCTGCTGCATGTTCCAGAAAATGGTTGGTCCTGATTGCTTCAGTGAAGTGTTTCCAATGACACCTTCCCAGACCGTTTTCATGTTGTTGGTGGTCAACACAAGCTTGTATGCACTGCCAACAGGAAGGTCTGTATCAAGCCATTCAGTGTATGTCCTTCCCGTATATACCAACCTTTGATTCCATAAGTTTTGAAGCTTGATATTATCAGCACTATAAATGTCAGCAGATGCCTTGCAATTTTCCGGCACTTTGAAAGTGATTTTCAGCTTCATGTTAGTATTTTAAAAATCAGTAAACCAAACCCAATGATTCCTGCAAGTGCCTTCAGTATTTCAAAAATCATCAGTGTCTTAATGTTTGGATTTTGCGCCCATTCATAAAGCTTCTGCATGACATTGAAAACAAAAACCATCATGATGCAGATAAAAGTGATTAATTGCATGGCATTAAATTAAAATTAATTAATATTTAAAAAGGCAGACATTTCTGCCTGCCACTACTTAACCAACCCAATATCAGCTTTCAGTCAATTCACTTTCACGGACCATCAATGCAGGTTCTTCTTCTTCAGGTGGTTCACATGCAAAGACTTCTTGTGGCACTGCATGTGGTGCAGGTGTGAACCATTCAAACCACTTCACTTCAGATTCCCAGATGACATCATCATCCACATTTTCCGTGATTGGATTTTTTGGTGCAACTGTGACCGGTTTTCCTGAAACATGTGTTTGTGATTCAGTGCAATAAACAAGGTGCCAATTGCTTTTTCCAACAATTGAATTGTAATGCTGCCAATTTTCAGTGTATAACGGGTCTTTGATTGTTGCAGTAAAATCACTGCCATCATACTTTTCTTTTACATCACCATATCCGGCAGTATATTTTGGCGCACCACCGTCAAAGGTTCCTGACAATTCAGGCAAGGCAATAAATTCACCAGCAGCAAGTGCAGCAGCCCAAACAGCAGGGTCAATTGGATTTGCCATCACTGAAGCATATGATGAACTTTTCAACCATCCACCCCTTCTGATACGTCCTTTTTCAGTTTTGTCATCACAAACACGGCAAAAATGCGGGTCAATTGTTTCATCACAATTGCCATAATAACTATCATAAGGCATAATGAAAAATTTTAATGTTAAATAATTTTTTTTAAGCACAATTGCAATGAAAACAACCTTGTTGATAATTGCTTTCAATCCTGTATCTGATTTCAAAAACAACCAAACTTGGATAATTCAAAACAACATCTGAATACTCCCTTGACAACAATGAAGGTTTATCAAAATTTGATTGTGTTGGTTGCAAAAAAGAATCCTGCAACTTCCTGTCCTGCTTGTCAACAAGTCTATAAATATTTGGCATACTGTCCTTGATTGCCATTTCCAACCATGATGCAGTTTTGCCTGTTTTATCCCTGAAGGCAAGAACCATCATTGCAAGATTTGCAATTTCAAAAAAGGTTCCATGACTGTCACCAAATCCTTTCCTTGGGTCAAGTGTTGTTGTGATTGATTCAAGCTTGTGATAAATGGTGATATCAAAAAGGTCATTCACTGCCACCTGCCTTCCTTCACCTTTATCATCAACCGTTATTGGATATCTTATAGGTCTTTGACCTTCCTGATTTGATGCATCAAGGATTGATTCAGTGATTCCATAAGTCATCACTTTATTTGCAGGAAAACATTTCAAGGGTCCATCCTTTATTTTGCTGTTGATTGATTCAACTATGTTTTCAAGAAAAGGCATCTTGTATGTGTTTTTGAATTAATCCATCAATTGCATCCCTTTCAGCCTGACTTGTTCCAAAAATCCTTTTTGCATATGTTTCTTCAACCCATTGTGATTTCTTGAAGTTGTCATTGTTTAAAAAACCTATTCCATAATTGCCCAAACCAAGATGGATGACATGTTCATCATTTTCCAATGCAGATGTTAAAGAAATAATCACTTTCGGGTCATTGGTCCTGTTGTATTTTGGTCTTTCCTTTCCAACCTTTTCTTCACCTGAAAATGTTCCTGTCTGCTTGTTCAATTTGATTGTCCTTTCAGTGAAGGTGCCTGCATTTTTTGCCTTGCCTTTATTTGGACCCCTGCTGACCCTTGCACTGTTGCCAAAATCACCTGTCCTAACTTTCATATAACCTTTTGAATATGTTCCAATCCTTGCACCATCTGAAGCAAGTCCATTCTTGTGAATCCTGACTTTCATCATTCCAAGAATTGTTGTTGCAATCAACCTTGCAACTATATCAACATTTGCAATGTCCTGAAAGTGCTTTTTTATCCTGTCACTTACTTCAGTCAAATTGGATGTGACTTCAATGTTCATGGTGTTGATTCATAATAAATGAAGATGCCATCAGCAGCACAACCTTTATCTTCAGTCTGTCCAATGTTCATCAGTGAATCCTTCAGGTGATTGTAAAATTCATTTGTAAATTCTTCCCGCATTTCTCTGGCCCTTGCTGAATCAAATGCCCTTGTATATCTGTTTATTCTTGTTGTATAAATTTTTTCAATCATCAATTCCATTCCTAAAAAATAAAGCAAAGGCAATGCAAGTGCTTCCTTATTATCACAAAACCAATCACTGTCAATGAAACATGTTCCAAATAATTCACGGTAAGATGCCTGCACTTTATTCACAAACTTTTTGATTCCACGTTTTTGCACTTCATCCCAGACAGTCCACAATGTTTCCTGTTCTGCATCTGCAAATGCATCAATTTCCTGAATAGAAATTGGTAAATCTTTATTGATATAAAGACCGGAAAAGGCAGCAGGTGTTGGTGGTGCAGGTGGAACACTGACACCTGGTGCAAAAATTCCGATATAATTAAGAAAACAATCCATTAAAAAAAGTTTTTATGCATTGGTTGCAGTATAACGCAAAGTGCCGTTATTGCCGGTCAACCTGTCTGCT